TGTGTACAACAGACAGGCACTACATGAAGGTGCTGAAGGATCGCGGATACGAGTACGCCGAGCACTGGGGCCCCCACGACATCGACAACCGAGAATTTGGTAGCGACGGCAAGACTCGACGCGAACTCGCGCGAGAGGGCTACGAGATCGACGGCCAGGTGTATCGGATGACCTTCCAGGTGGTGCCGAAGCTTGGTGTTGACGAAGGCATCGAGCAGGCGCGCGAGATTCTGCCCAACTGCGCCTTTGACGAAGCCAAGTGCGAGGAAGGCATCACCGCCCTGGAAAGCTACCGCAAGGAGTGGGATGACAAGCGTGGGTGCTGGAAAGACAAACCCCTGCACGACTGGTCATCTCACCCGGCCGACGCCTTCCGCTACTTCGCCGTGGCCAAGACCAAGCGCTCCGTGGTCAAGCACGTTCCAATCTCGTTCACTTTCTGAGGCCATCCATGCCTAACTTCCTCCCCCGGGCAGAGTACTCGGAGGCCTTGCCCGGCTGGCGGCTGGTCAAGCGCTGCGTGGCGGGCGCCCGCGAGGTGCGCAAGCACGATATCTACCTGCCGATGCCGGACCCGGAGAACAAGTCTCCCGAGAACCAGGCGCGGTACAAGCAGTACAAGAAGCGGGCGATGTTCCTGAATATCACCGGGCGCACGCGTACCGGCCTGCTGGGAGCCGTCTTCCGCAAGACAGCCGAGCTGGAGCTTCCCGCCGGGGTCGAGTACCTCAAGGAGAACGCCAGCGGCGACGGCACGAGCCTGGAGCAGCTGTCCAAGGACGCCGTGGGCGAATGTCTGGACGCTGGCCGCGGTGGGTTCCTCGTGGACTTCCCTGCGGTTGAGGGCGTGTCCTCGATGGCTGACATGCAGGGCCGCAGCGCGCTGATTCACCACTACGGCGCCGAGTCGATCATCGACTGGGACGAGCAGGTGGTCGATGGCGTGAAGCGCCTGGTCTATGTCTGCCTGCTGGAGTGCGTGTCCGTATTCAGCCCGGACAGCCTGGAGCGCACAACGACCACCCAATACCGCGTGCTGCTGCTGGTAGGTGGCCGCTACGTGCAGCGCGTCTATGCTGAAGACGGCAACACCTACACCGAGGTCGCGCCGCTCGACAAGAATGGCCGCCCATTCGACCACATCCTGTTCAGCTTCTACGGCGCCCAGAACAACGACGCCAGCGTCGACAAGTCCCCACTGGAAGACCTGGCCGATGTGAACATCCTGCACTACGGCAACAGCGCCACGGTGGAGGAGAGCGGCTTCATCAGCAGCCAGCCCACGCTGTTCATCACCACCGACATCAGCGCTGACGAGTTCGCCAAGGTGAACCCGAACGGCATGCACATCGGCTCTACCCGCGGCTACAACCTCGGCAAGAGCGGTACTGCGACCCTCGTCCAGGCAACCGAAAGCCAACTGGCTCGCACGCTGCTGAAGGACAAGGAAGAGCAGATGCTGATGATCGGCGCGCGAATCGTCCAGAAGGCGGGCGGCGCCGAGACGGCTGAGGCGGTGCGCATTCGCTACAGCTCGGACAACAGCGTGCTGGGCACCATTGCCGGCAACGTTTCGGAGGCCCTGAAGCGGGCCATTCTCGACGCCGAGCGCTTCATGATGGGCGAGCCGGACGAGGACGGTACGGTCTTCTGGCTCAACCAGTCGTTCTTCGACGAGACGATGACCGCCCAGGACATCCTGGCCCAGGTCCAGCTGTGGCAGCAGGGCATCATCGCCAAGTCCGACCTGCGCACCAACCTGCGCCAGGGCGGCGTGCTTGAGGCTGACCGCACCGACGAGTTGATTGACGATGAACTGGCCCAGCAGCCGCCGGTGACCGGCAACGACACCGGAGGCGGCGAGGATGAGCAGTGACGGCTACCTTTCGGACGCAGCTACTCGCCACCAGGTGCACGTGCAGCGCTACGCCGGCGGAAGCCTCAAGCGCCTGGCCAAGTTCATCACGAAGGCCATCAGCACCGCCAAATCTCGCGTATCGGAGGGATTGAGCCGTTACGGCACCCAACGGTACGAGAAGCAGATTCAGGAGCTACAGGGCGAGCTGGCGGGCGTATACGGCGAGATGAAGCAGCAGGCCGTGCTCGACCTTGCCGAGTTCGGCGGCTACGAGGCCGAGTTCAACATGACGCTGCTGGGCAAGGTCGTGAAGACGGTCGTTCAGCTGAACAGGCCAAGCATGGAGCAGGTTGCCGCAGCAGCTCTGGCCGACCCACTCGACCTGGAGGTCGGCAAGGGTCGCCAGCGCATCAGCATCAACGGCGCGCTCGACCAGTACGGCACCAAGAAGAGCGCCGAGATCATCAGCGAGATTCGCATGGGCTCGGCGCTGGGCGAGACAACTGGCCAGATCACCCGCCGGCTCACATCGCTCGGTGTGCAGCAGCGCGACCAGGCCGGGGCGCTGGTTCGGACCATGACCAACCATATCGCCAGTTCGGCGAGGTCGCAGGTCATGGCCGACAACGACGACATCCTGAAGGGTAAGCGCCGGGTCGCCACGCTGGACGGCAGGACCACGCCGCTCTGCCGTGCGCTGGATGGCACGGTGGTGCCAATGACCGCGCCGTCGCCGCCATTCCACTGGAACTGCCGGACCACCGAGATACCGGTGCTCAAGGACGAGTTTGCCCGGGATATCCCCGGATCGACTCGCCCAGCGGTAGGCCCTGACGGCGCCGAACAGGTCAGCAGCAAGACCACCTACGGCGAATGGCTCGCACGCCAGCCTGCAGCGTTCCAAGAGGATGTGCTCGGCCCGGCTCGCTACAAGCTGTTCAGCAAGGGCGAGCTCACCATCGACCGGTTTGTCGATGACGACGGCCGGACCCTGACCCTCAAGCAGCTGCGAGAGCGGGAGCCGATGGCATTCCAAAGAGCCGGCCTCGATTGAGGCCGGCGTACGTACTTCTTACTCGACTACTTCCAGTGCATTCACAGAACGGCCAAACACGCCTTCGTAGCGCTTCTTAACGCGCCGGAAGTGCCCCGATGCGACTAGAGCATCTACCACCTCGGTGGTTGCCTGCATCGTGTTTCTGTACCGAAGGTCGCCAAGAAACTCGCGGCGGATGATTGGGTCGAGCGTCATCGCTTGCTCAGGCGGAAAGTTATCCAAAATCTGAGCGCGTTGGTTGATAGCGAGGTGCTTGATTCCATTGTCCTTCAAGTACTTAAGAAGGTCCGGGATGTGGAGATAAGCATCAGGGCCACCGTAAGGCAGTTTGATCATCGTTTGATCCTCATTCAAAAGCGGATGTGATGAGGCAGAGGCCTCTGATCCAGCGCCGCCTGCGAGGAGAGAGCGGTACATCTCGATAGGCAACACAGCAAAAACAGCCTCGCCATTATCGCCATGAATGAACTGTACAGAACTCATTGGGTGACTCCATTTTGCTTTGTCGTGGATGCAATATGGCTACGACGTAGATTTATTTCAAGCTTTTTTCTTGCAGGCAGGGCCTGCTCAACGTCTCAGGGAGACAGCAATGACCTTGAAATTCCAACTGGACAGCCTCGAAGGCGTCGAAGAATCCATCCAGGGCCTGTACGTCGAGAAGGACGGCAAGTTCGTCCTGGGCATCGAGGGGCTGCCGCAGCAAGAGGATGTCACCGGCCTGAAGGCCAAGGTGGAGGAGCTCTTGGGCGAGAAGAAGGCTGCCGAGAAAGCCCGCCGTGAGGCCGAAGAAAAGGCGCGTGCCGAGGCCGAAGAGGCTGCCCGCAAGTCGGGCAACGTCGAGGAGCTCGAGAAGTCCTGGTCCGAGAAGTACAACCGCCGCGAGGCTGAGTTGAGCTCGGCGCTGGAAAGCGAGCGGAACACCCTGCAAGGCCAGATCCGGGATCTGACCGTGGGCCGCACCGCTACCGAGATCGCGACTGCTCTGGCCGTGCCAGGCAGCGCCAAGGCATTGCTTCCCCACATCGAACGCCGGCTGAGCGTCGAGCAGCGCGACGGTAAACCCACCGTTGTCGTGCTGGACGCGGCCGGCAAGCTCTCGGCGGCAACGCTGGACGAGCTGAAAGCAGAATTCACCAACGATCCGGCCTTTGGCCCGCTGATTGTTGGCAGTAAAGCATCTGGCGGCGGGGCCGGGGGTGCAAAAGGTGGCGGCGGGGCCGCGCTGAAACGTTCCGAAATGTCCTCTACCCAGAAACGCGAGTTCATCGAAGCGCACGGGCAGAGCGCCTACCTCAAATTGCCCAAATAGGGAGTAACACATGGCTACCACCGTCAACTCGGACATGATCGTTTACAACGATCTTGCCCAAACCGCCTACCTGGAGCGCATCCAGGACGTGATCGATGTCTTCAACGCCTCGTCGAATGGCGCCATCGTGCTGAATAACGAGCTGATCGAAGGTGACCTGCGCAAGCGGGCCTTCTACAAGATCGGCGGCGCGATCGGTCACCGCGACGTGAACTCCAGCGCTACCGTGACCGGCTCCAAGATCGGTGCCGGCGAGATGGTCGGTGTGAAGGTTCCGTTCAAGTACGGCCCTTACGAGACTACCGAAGAGGCCTTCAAGCGTCGCGCTCGCTCGCCTGAAGAGTTCTCCGAGCTGGTTGGCCAGGACTATGCCGACGCAGTGCTGGAAGGCTACATCCAGTACGCGATGGCCGCCCTCAAGGCCTCGATCGGTGCGAACGCCAACATGGTCGCCACCGGCAGCTTCGCCACTGACGGCAAGAAGGTTCTGACCAAGGGCATGCGCAAATTTGGCGACCGATTCGGACGTATCGCGCTGTGGACCATGGATTCGGCCACCTACTTCGACATGGTGGATCAGGCGATCAGCGAGAAGATCTACGAAGAAGCGGGCGTGGTTATCTACGGCGGCCAGCCGGGCACCATGGGCAAGCCGGTACTGGTTACCGACACCCATCCCGCCGAAACCATCTTCGGTCTGCAGTCCGGCGCGATTCGCGTCACCGAATCCCAGGCCCCGGGCTTCCGCTCGTACCCGATCAACACCCAGGAAAACTTGGCGATGGGTTTCCGCGCCGAGGGCACCTTCAACCTGGATCTGCTGGGTTACAGCTGGGCCGACGCAACCGGCGGCATCAACCCGAACCTGGCCGCTGTGGGCGCTGGTGCCAACTGGGCCAAGTACGCAACCAGCGATAAGGCCACTGCTGGCGTGCTGATCGACCTGGGCACTCCGTAATCACGCATCGGGCGACTCGTAATGGGTCGCCTTGGAGATCATCATGGAACTGATCTACACCGCGCAGGCCTCCGGGTTCGAGCCGGGTAAGCGCTATCGCAATCCTCAGCACTTCGACCGCCCCGAGCCTGGCGTGAAGGCGGTCGTGATCGTAGGTGACTGGCCAAAGGTGGCCGACGCCTACGAAGATGCTGGTGCTGAAGTGACTTTTGTTGAGGCGCCGAAGCGTGTGGCCCTCGTTGAAGGCCCGGATCAAGCTGAGCTTGATCGCCTAACTGCAGAGCTGGCCTCTGTCGGGGTGATCGTCGAATCCTTCGCTGCTCAGAGCCTGGAGCGCCCAGAGGGCGAACTGGGCGAAACAGCAGGCCGCCTGTTCCAGGTGCTGGAGGCCGTTAATGCCGGCGTCGCCAGCCTGCAGCGTGAGCGCGACGGTGAAGTGCAGAAGGTTGCCGGCCTGGAGCAGGAGAAGGCAGAGCTGCTGAAGCACATCGAATCTCTCAAGGCGGCGAGCGCTGATCCCGAGGTCGAGGCGCTGAAGGTCAAGCTGGACCAGGCAGGCGTCACCTACCGCGCCAACGCCTCGAAAGAGTCGCTGCAAAAACTGGTCGACGAGCTCGACAAGAAGTAACACCGGGGCTGCCGCCCCATTCATTAAAGCGGAGGCCTGATGGCTATCTACATCACTGTGGCCGACGTGGATACCATCCTCGGGGCTGTCTGGGCGCCTGCTGAGTCGAAAGACGAGGCGGTATTCGAGGCGAACGCCTACCTGACCGCGCTCAACCTGGTCGGCATCGACATGGACGACATTCCCGACGATGTGACGCAGGCCGGCGCTCGGCTGGCCAAGTGCGCATCCCAGGGCAAGCTGTACCAACAGCAGACCGAGGGATCGCTTGAGGCCAAAACGGTCAAGGCTGGCTCGGTATCCACCAGCAAGACCTTCGGCTCGATCGACAAGACCAGCACGGCCGCACAGCCGGCCTGCGTGCAATTGGCCCTGTCCCTGCTCACGCCCTGGCGTAGCAATCCATTCGCCTTCGCAGTGAAACGGGGGTAGCCATGGGGTTGCGAGATGACATCCAGGTCGACCTGGCCGAGGCCTTCGACGATGACCTGGCTGATGCCGTGTCCGCATTCACTGGCACCCTG